ACTTTGCTGACATGATTGCTCCTGTCGTACAATCTGCTTCAGATTCAATGGGTAAATTTAAAGATATTATGAACAAAGTAAATGCTTTGTTTATAGTAGTTTTTAACACTATTTCTACGGAAATTGTCGGAATCCTTACTGTTGTTGCAGAAGGACTAATGGGTTTTGCAAAAGCATTATCACCCATCATTCTGATTGCGTATCTTTCGTAAGCATCTTGTGTACCAAACATTCTTCTCTCATCAAGAATATTCTTATCAAGCCATAACGCTTTACCTGCTGCTTTTATGCTATCTTCCATAGAAGTGAAAATAGTAGCAAGCTCTCTAGCTGCCCTTATTTTCATTTGTTTATCCATGATTGGACTACCAAATGCAAGATCAAAAGGACTAAGAGCAACATTAAATAAAGAACCAATAATATTTATAATTTGTGTTTCTGGTGCGGACAATAAATTATTTATAAATAATTCATTACCAATTCTTAAACCTTTAGCTCCTCTTTCAAATAAGTTCATACCTTTTACAAGTTTGCTTATTTTCTTACTATCACCTTGCATAGCTAATACTTTTCTTGTAATACCTAACAAACCTTCAATGTCATTATTTTTTATGTAGGTCTGCATACCTTCATATAGTTCTTCTTTTGTTGGTATTAGTTTTTGTTCAGTAATTTGTTTTTTAGTCTTTTCAACTAAATCTCTTGTTGTTGTTTGGAATTTTTCTTTTCTTGCACGTTCAGCAGTTTTTTCTCCACCACCAACACCTGCTGCTACTTCTTCGTCAACTGACTTACGAGCAACATCTTTAGGCTCTGCATCTATAAGTTGATTTATTCTTACTGTACCTGCTGTTTCATTACTTATCTTTTTAGTTGGACCTGCAAGATTTATCATTCTTACTATATCTTCTGACCAGTTTTGTAATAAATCATCTGATATGTTTTCTCCAAGCATGAAAGATTGTTCTATATCATTCATGTATTGAGTAACATTTTTAGCTAATCTTTTTTGTTCTTTTATTGCACCTAGATAAATAACCCTCATGTGTTTTTCTGGGTCATTAGGACTAATTTTTTTTGCTATCTGAATTACTTTAGCCAATAGTTCGTCATAGCCCATAGCACTTGCAGCTTCTACTGAAAACTCATCAGGTATAACGACTCTATTTAAAACTTTACCTGTTGTTTCCCATACATTTTCTGTAATTTCTTCTACGTCATACCAAATATTAGGATTAGCTTTTGATTTTTGTAAAGGCAAATCAGTAGCTTTTGTTTTAGTTTTAGTTTTGCTTTTTACTTTTGTTTTAGGTGTTGCTGCTTTATTAAGATCAGGTATGCTATCTAATGTTTTTACAAACTCAGGTGAAAATTGTTCTTTACCTACAAGAGTTGCTTTCTTTAATCTTTTAATTTGTTTTAAAGCAAAATCTAATCTTTTTGGATTGTTTTTTATATCTTTCAATAGCTGAATAGTTCTA